ATATCCAAAATGCGTGCCTATTGCAAAAGCAAGAGCGATGAGCAAAGGGCAGCGTGCGGGTGCCGTAAGAAGAAAACAAGCTAAAGCTAATCAAGGACCAACTCCTGATAGAGCTGCAACGTTTGCTAAGAAAAGAAAAAATATGGGTATGGGAGGTCTAGTATAGTGAGAAGACGACAAGACAACATGCCTAAAAGAAATAAAAAAAACTTCAGGCCTACAAAGGCTGGAGCAGGCATGACTCGAGCCGGTGTCGCTGCCTACCGAAGAAAAAATCCCGGTTCTAAATTAAAAACAGCTGTGACTGGTAAAGTAAAAAAAGGGTCCGCTGCCGCTAAAAGGCGAAAATCGTACTGCGCAAGAAGTGCAGGACAAATGAAAAAATTTCCTAAAGCTGCAAAAGATCCTAATTCTAGACTACGTCAGGCTAGAAGAAGGTGGAAATGTTAAGACAGGCAATACTACAAGCACTCGAAGATAAATACCAAGCACAAATATCAGAAGCAGATGCAACTATAAAAATTTATCTAGATAATTCTGTGGGTATAGGAGAACACCCGCAACACATAGAAGAGATAGATAAACTTTTACAAAAAATTGTAGATGCTCAAGAAAAAATAAAAGAACTGCAGGCTTTTAAACTATGAGTGATCCAAAAAAAGGAACAGGTAAACATCCTGGGAAAAAACATGGTAGACGACTTTACACTGATGAAAACCCGCGTGACACTGTTGGAATTAAGTTCGCAACGCCAGCGGATGCGCGTAAAACAGTGGCGAAAGTTAAAAAGATTAGTAAGCCGTTTGCTAGAAAAATTCAAATTCTAACCGTTGGAGAACAGCGTGCCAAGGTTATGGGTAAATCAAAAGTCGCTGCTATATTTAAGAAAGGTAAAGATGCTATCAGAAGAACTAACAATAATAGATAAACTTAAAAGAAGAATAGACGCAACTCTACAACAAATAGGGGACAGTATGATGACTGGTGGGGTTGACAGTATGGAAAAATATAAGTATATGCTGGGACAAGCACATGCTTATCAAATAGTAATACAGGAAATCTCTAACCTGCTAAAAAATGACAAGGAGCAAGATGAACAAGGAAACGTTATTGACATCAAAGGAAGTACCAAAAACTAGACTAGCTCTAGAAGAAAAATACAAAAACGAACCAAAAGAACCCCACGCAAAAAGGTTAGATCCAGACAATATAAAAGAGATGGTAGATCAACTACCAGAACCTGTTGGATATAGAATTTTAGTTTTACCTTTTACACCAAAAGAAAAAACTAAAGGTGGAATATTATTTTCTCAAGAACAATTAGACAAAGCTAGAATCGCAACTACTTGTGGCTATGTTTTAAAAATGGGAGATCTTGCATATGCGGATAAAGATAAATTTAATAAGCCGTGGTGCAAAATAGGAGATTGGGTGATGTTTGCCAGATATGCTGGTGCACGTTTACCAATAGAAGGTGGAGAAGTGCGAATACTAAACGATGATGAAGTGTTAGGGACCATAGGTGATCCTGAATCAGTTCTTCATTACATTTAACAACATAGGAAGGAAACTATGCCAACAGAGAACCAAAACAAAGTAGATAATCTTATTGATGTCGGTGAAGCTGATGAAAAAGCAACTGAAATTAATTTAGATGATAAGGGTGAACCAGAAAAAGTTGAAGCACCTAAAGAAGAGAAGATTGAAGTTGAAGAAGTATCTCAAGTTGACAAAACTTTTGAAAACGAAAGAGAAACTAAACTTGAAAAGAAAGATGAAAAGGACGAGTTAAAAGAATATAGCGAAGGAGTTCAAAAAAGAATTGCAAAGCTTACTCGTAAGATGAGAGAAGCAGAAAGACAAAAAGAAGAAGCCATAACTTTTGCAAACTCAATGAAAGCAAATGCAGATAGACTTGAAAAGAAAATGTCTACTCTGGATAAATCATATGTTAAAGAATTTGAATCAAGAGTTACTACTAACATGGATGCTGCAAGACAAGCATTGAGAGTAGCAATTGAAGCTGGCGATGTAGATGGTCAAGTTAAAGCCCAAGAACAAATGGCTAGACTTGCTCAAGATGCTTCTAGATTAGGTGCTTTAAAAGATATAGCTGATACACCTACAACAAAAGAAGTAGAACAACCTGCATATCAACAACCAAGAAAAACAGTAAATGATCCAAAAGCAGAAGAATGGGCAGCCAAGAATACTTGGTTTGGCACTGATTCAGCAATGACTCATACTGCGCTTGATCTACATAAAGTTCTTGTAGAAGAAGAGGGTTATGACCCTAAATCTGACGAATACTATGAGGAAGTTGAAAAAAGAATTAAACTTGAATTTCCCCACAAATTTGATAAGATGGAAGACACTTCTACAGAAAGAGTAAAACCTACTCAAAATGTAGCTTCGGCTAAACGTTCAGCCTCAACAGGACGCAAAAAAACTGTAAAACTCACGCCTTCGCAGGTAGCAATTGCTAAAAGATTAGGTGTGCCACTTGAAGATTATGCAAAACAATTAAAAATCACGGAAGGAGCATAAAATGGAAGATAAAAATATTAAAACTTCTCGTGCGAGTCAAACAAGAGACAAAATTGAAGTCAAAAAAGTTTGGACTCCACCCAACTCACTTGATGCACCACCAGCGCCAACTGGATATAGACATCAATGGATACGTGCCGAGATTCTCGGACAATCGGATGCTAAAAATATAGCGTCCTCTTTGAGAGAAGGATGGGAGTTAGTGAGAGCTGACGAATATCCTGAATCAAATTATCCAACGATGCATGAAGGTAGATACGCTGGAATGATCGGAGTGGGAGGCCTATTGCTGGCTAGGATACCAGAGGAGATTGCGATTCAAATCGATGCTTATTATAAAAAGCAAAACGAGGCGAAGGAAGAAGCAGTTGACAACAATCTTATGAAGGAACAGCACCCAAGTATGAAATTCCAAAAGGAATCGAATACTCGTGTAACTTTTGGTGGTACAAAGAAATAGTCTTATAACAATTTCTAAGTCCAACAAAATAATATAAACCGTACTGGAGGCCCTTCGGGGCAGGTACATGAAAAGGAAACTAAACTATGGCAAATGCAAGTACAACTGGTTTTGGCTTAAGAACAGTGATGACGCTTGGAAATACTCCAGCGACTTCAGGACAATCTGAGTACAAAATCAAATCAGGCCTAGGTGTTGGTATCTTCAAAAATAACCCAATTTCTATCCAGGATTCTTCTGGTGACGAAGGTTACATACAAGATGCAAGTTTCGCAACAACTGACGACGGTGGAGCAGGTGGAGCAGCGTTTGATAACTCTGGACACGCACCTCTTATTGGTGTGTTTAACGGAGCGTTTTATATAGATGGCTCTACAAGCAAACCAACGTTCGCAAATTCAGTTGCAGCAAGCACAACATTTGGGACTAACTATAACACAGGCAGCACAGACGGTCTTGGTTTTGTAAATGACAACCCTTTCCAAGAGTATGTTGGAAAAGCGGATGCAGCAGTTACTCAATCAATGTACGGAAGCGCTGGCTACAACGTAAACAGCTTCAACGCTGGCGATGCTAAAGACGGTCAATCAACTGTTACTTTGGACATTGGTGGTGGATCTGCTGGAACTCACATGTTTAAACTTGTGAGATCTGCTGACGATCCAGAAAACAATGACAACGGTAATGTTGGTTCAAACCAAGTCGTAGTAATTGCACCGGCAAGTAGCTTGTACAATTAATAGTAGAATAGGAGTATAAAACTATGGCAATATCAAGAGCACAACTAGTTAAAGAACTAGAGCCAGGTCTGAATGCACTATTCGGACTTGAGTACAAACAATACGCTGATGAGTGGAATGAGATTTTCGACACAGAAACTTCAGACAGAGCTTTCGAAGAGGAAGTAATGTTAGCAGGTTTCTCAAATGCGGCAGTTAAACCTGAAGGACAGGGTGTAACTTTCGACGATGCTCAAGAAACTTTCACAGCGAGATACACTAACGAAACGATTGCATTAGCGTTCGCAATCACAGAAGAAGCTATCGAAGATAATTTGTATGACAGACTAGCGTCTAGATATACAAAAGCGTTAGCAAGATCTATGGCGAGCACTAAGAATATTAAAGGCGCAGCAGTATTAAACAATGCGTTTGATTCGACTTTTGCTGGTGGAGATGGTAAGGAGCTTTGTGCTACTGACCACCCTACATTAGCAGGTACGTTTTCAAATGAATTGTCAACAGCTGCTGAGTTGAACGAAACATCATTGGAGCAGTCTTTGATCGACATTGCTGCGTTCACTGATGAAAGAGGCCTAAAAATTGCAGCACAAGGAGTTAAAATGATAATTCCTTCTGCTTTACAATTTACTGCCGACAGACTTATGAATTCTGCTGGTAGAGTTGGCACTGCTGATAATGATATCAACGCAATTAGAAACATGGGAATGATTTCTGGTGGATTCACTGTAAATCACTACTTAACTAATGCGAAGAAATTCTTTATCAAAACAGATGTGCCTAACGGTCTAAAACACTTCAACAGATCACCTATCAAAACTTCAATGGAAGGTGACTTTGATACTGGAAACGTTAGATACAAAGCGAGAGAAAGATATGTTTTTGGATTCTCTGATCCAAGAGGTATCTTTGGTTCAAACGCTACGTAATAAATAAATTTAAAGGGGCCGCTTCTAAACGGCCCCTTTTTGATATATAAGGTGAGAAGATGAAAAATTTCCTAGTCAAAATCTATGCATATAATTATAAAATGGAGTTAACTATTACCTCTATGGAAGGTCCATTAGACATAGAAAATGCAATAGTTGACAAACTAGGAAAAGGTGATATAAAATGGGAATATCTTGGAGAAATGCATGATCCAAGAACACAACGAATAACCTATGAGGAGGTTATTAATGGAGGAGATGATGCAACATCTACAAAGTCTATACCAAGAGAAGAAGGGTCTAGATCTGAAATGGGAACAGGAGCATCTTAAAGAGGGTAGATATACTCTCAATATGGTTAAAATTGACAGAGCTGTCAGAGACGTAATTAGCCATATAAAAATTGCAGAAGCTAAAAAAGAGCATATGCAAAATAAAATAGAAGATTCTGCGCCCGAAGTTTCAGTAGCTACTTAATAAAAAGCTACATCGTTGAATAAATCACATTCACATTACAGGCTCTCTTGCGCTTCACTTAAAACTACTATATAAACTAACTACTATACAATTAATTAGAATACTGACGAGTATAGTCGACGGCCTAGAGACAGTATTCAGAAAACTAGGAGGATATAACTATGGCAAATACTACATTTTCAGGACCGGTTCGATCAGAAAACGGTTTTGATTTAATTAACAAAAATAGTGTTGGTGAACAAATTACTGATATTGGTTTAGAAGTAATTGAAAAAAGTTTAACAGTTGCAAATGGTGCAACTACTGGAACTACTACTGATACTTTACCTACAAACTTCATCGCTGTTTCAGCAATTGTTGTTGTTACAACAGCATCTTCAAATGCAGTTAACATTGCAGATCTAGGTGTTACTGGTGATACAGATGGTTATTTAGATGGCATTAACGTTGCAGCAAACTCTGCTGGATTCAAAGGTCATTTTGCTTGTAATGGTACAGATGGTTTAGTGGCTCTTGCAGGAGGTACAGCAGCAGCTACAGCAGCACCAGCTGGTTTAATTGTTACACTATCAGGTGACCCTGGAAGTGATACAGTTATCAAAGTAAAAGTATTTGGAATTTCAAGTTCTTCAGATACTGAGTAATAAATAATTTAGTGTGGGCTTCGGCCCACACATAATTTAATAGGAGAAAAATTAATGAGTACATATCCAGTAGATGTAAAATCGGTAAATCACAGTGCAGTGGGAACACATGCTGTTTTTGCCGGACCAGCTAGGGCAGTTGGTATTTATTTATCGAAAGAAAAAAGTCTTGCTGCAAGCACAGTAACTTTAAAAGATGATTCTACAGTTATCGCACACTTTGATGTTCCAGCTACAAACAACTCTGACGGAGCCGGTATAACACAATACGTTCAATTTCCTGGAACAGGAATTAGATGTGCTACAAGTTTGAATGTTACTATTTCTGGTGCAATTACATCAAGCTCAGTATTCTTTGGATAGGAGTAAAGTGTGGCTACGATTACTTATACAGTCACTGTAGCAAGTGGCACTACACAATACGGAACCGGTAATAGATTTTATATTAACGGTGAGTTAGCTCCTGTCTTGTATTTACAAGAAGGTAACACTTATATATTTGATCAGTCTGATTCAACAAATGGAACACACTATTTAGCTTTCTCTACAAATCCAAATAATGATCCAGCTGCACCTTATACAACTGGTGTAACTACGACAGGAGTGCCTGGAAATTCTGGAGCAAATACAACAATAGTTGTTGCACCAGTTAGAACTACCGGTGCTCCATTATTATTTTATTATTGTACTGCGCACAGCGGTATGGGTAATACTGCACAAACTATTTCACCAACTTCTGAAACCACAGAATTTAATCCTCAAATGGATGAAATTATTGAGGAAGCATATGAAAGAACAGGTGTATTAGGAACAAGAACAGGTTATCAATTAAGATCAGCTAGAAGATCATTAAATCTTTTATTTCAAGAGTGGGGAAATAGAGGGGTTCATTTATGGAAAGTTAAACTTGCAAAAGTTCCATTAGTAGAAGGACAAGCAGAATATAATTTTGCATCTGATTCAACAAATTTTCCTGATGATTTAGATACAGTTTTAGAAGCGTATTACAGAAATAATTCTGATGCAACAGCACCAGCAGATATTGCACTTACAAAAATAGATAGATCTGCTTATTCAGCTACACCAAATAAACTAGCAAAAGGCACACCATCACAATATTATGTAGAAAGAAAATTAAATCCAAGTATTTTTTTATATACAACACCAAGTTCAAGTGTATCGGATGCTACAACACCAAATAATTTTCAATTTTGTTTTTATTATTTATCTAAAATACAAGATGTAGGTGATTACAATAATACATCTGACGTAGTAAATAGATTTTATCCATGCATGATTTCAGGTCTTGCATATTATTTAAGTCAAAAAGTTTCACCAGATAGATCTGGAGAATTAGAACGAAGATATGAAAGTGAAATGTTAAGAGCTCTTGATGCAGACAATCAAGGTACATCTAGTTTCATATCACCACAAACATTTTATGGAGATGGAGTATAATGGCTAAGTATGCATCAGGTAAAAGATCATTAGCAATTTCTGATAGATCAGGTATGGCATTTCCATATACTGAAATGGTTAGAGAGTGGAATGGATCTTTAGTTCACACGTCAGAGTATGAACCAAAGCAACCACAACTTGAACCAAAACCAGTTGGCTCTGATCCACAAGCTTTATTTAATCCAAGACCACAACCTGCATCTAAAACAAGTTTAATACTTTTAGATAACAATCCTTTTACATCTGTTATTTATAGTGGAACAACTTATGTAAATGTTTTTTCAGAAGACCATCAAAGAGCTGCTGGATCAACTGTAAGATTTAGAGGACCACCTATTGTAACTTCTGCTGGACCAGCTGGATCAGATTTAATTGAACAACCTAAATTAAAAAATTTACAAGCTTTTGCAAATATTCCAACATTTGACAACGTAAGTGATTTAAATAATGCAAGTGGTTTTACAATTGCATTGGGTCAAATAGATTCTTCAGGAACTATTACAGGAGCTACAACAACAGATTCTTTAACACAACCAATAAATTATTTTCATATAACAAGCACTAGTAATGCTACAACAGGTGGTATATCTGGTGGTGGAGATAATTGTTCAGCAGGACCAGTAACATTAGGAGTAGTAAACGCATAATGGCATATACTTTAGCAAACTTACAAACAGATATTAGAAGTTATACAGAAGTTAGTAGCACTGTGTTGTCTGATTCTGTCTTAGATACTATTATTAAAAATTCAGAAAATAAAATTTATAGAGAAGTAGATTCAGATCAAGATAGATTTTATGCAACATCAAACTGTATTGTAGGAAATAGATATGTAACTATTCCTGATGATTTAAGATTTATTAGATATGTTCAATTAAAAGACCAAGCAGGTAATCAATACTATTTGGAGCAAAGAGATACTACTTTTATGGCTGAATACTATTCTACACCATCTACTCAAGCAGTAGATATTCCTAAATATTATGCAAACTGGGATGAAGAATTTTGGGTTTTGGCTCCTACACCAGATAAAACTTATGAAATTACACTAGGGTATAACAAACAACCAGAAACAATAACAGATACAACTTCTACCCCTGCTCCAGCTACAGCTGGGACTTATCTGTCAAATAAATATCAAGATTTACTTTTGTATGCATGTCTGGTAAATACATATGCATACTTGAAAGGTCCGCAGGATATGTTACAATACTATCAAGGAGCTTATGAAAAAGCGCTTTACTCGTATGCGATTGAACAACAAGGTCGTAGACGCCGAGACGAATATGCTGATGGTGTTATTCGTACCGTATTAGCATCAGAAAACCCATCAAGTAATAAATAAGGAGTAATATAATATGGCAAATATAATACCAAATAGTTTTAGAGGTGCTCTCTTTGAGGCAAATCATAACTTTAAAGCTTCTGGAGGAAATAACTTTTCACTTTCTTTATATACAACTAATCCATATTCAACATCTTCAACTGTGTATTTAGCAGGGACTGGAAACGGTGAAGTAGACACAACAGGTGGAACTAACTATTCTGTAAAAGCGTTAACAAGATTTGGAGTTGCTTCTACAACAGCAGTTGCTTCAGTCGACTTTGATAATGTTACATATAGTAGTGCATCTTTTACTGCAGCTTTTGCAGCAATCTACAATACAGATACAGTTGATGGTACAGCAAATAGATTAGTAGTGGTTTTAGATTTTGGTGGAAACAAGACAGCAACGAATGGTACTTTTACTATTACGTTTCCTGATCCGACTACACCGGCTAATGCAATTATTAGTATGGCATAAGGAGAAAATTTATGGCTTTAGTTATAAATGATAGAGTAAAAGTAACAAGCACAACTACAGGCACAGGTGCGTTCGCACTTGGATCAGCCGTAACTGGTTTTGAAACTTTTGCACAAGGTATAGGTAATAATAATACAACTTACTATTGTATCTTTAATCAAGGTACAAGTGAGTTTGAAGTTGGACTTGGAACATTAGATGCTACAAGTGCAAATATAACAAGAGGATCAGGAGCTACAATTTTTAGTAGTTCTAACTCTGATAATGTTGTTGATTTTAGTGCAGGTACAAAAGATGTATTTTGTACTTTACCAGCAAGTAAATCGGTTTTTTTGGATGCATCAGGAACACCAGTAGGAGCAGCGTCAGCTGGCTTTGCATTAGCAATGGCGGTGGCGTTATAAAGGAATAAATTATGGCACAAGATTTTAGAAACAATTTACAAAGAAACGTGGGTACATCTCCAGTGACTTTAATTACTGCTGGAGACTTTGATGCTGTTATAGGTATTAGAATCTGTAACACTACCACTGGAACTGTTTTGGCTAGTTGTCAGATTGTAAATGGCGGAAATGATCACTTTATCGCAAAGAACGTGAGTGTTCCCCCAAACTCTGCAATCGAACTAATTCAAGGCGGTGCAAAAATTGTTTTAGCAAATGGTGATGTACTTAAAGCTCAAAGCGATACCGCTTCGTCTTTAGATATTGTTACATCATTTATTGATACAATTAGTTCGTAGGAGGAATTATGACGGCAATAGTAAACGGAATCCAATATATAGGAGGCGGCACAGCCCCTGATGAATTTATAAAAAATCAAGCAGCTACCATGGATGGTACACAAACTGTTGAGAACGGTGTTCTTGCAGGACCTATTACTATACCTGGTACAATAACAGTAACAGGGACTTTAGTAATAGTATAATGTCAAAAATAGAAGTAGATGCAATAGATAAACAAAGTGGTTCAACCTTAACTTTAGGTGGATCAGGCACAGCAGTTACACTTGCGTGTGGTGCTACTCAATCAGGTTTTGGAAGATCAGGCTCTGTTAATTGGCAAACAACTATTAAGACAGGAGATTTTACAGCGGTATCTGGAGAAGGTTATTTTGTAGATACTAGTTCAGGAGAAATAGATGTAACTCTACCTTCATCGCCAGCAGTGGGAGCTATTGTAGCTGTTTCAGATTATGCAAAAAATTTTGATACTAATAATTGTATTATGTTAAGAAATAGTTCTAATATACAAGGAGCTGCATCAGATTTAACTTTAAACACTGAAGGATTAGCAATGACTTTTGTTTATGCTGATGCTACTAAAGGATGGATAGTTGTAGGTGCAGGGAGAGAAGCTGATTCAACAACTGATACTTTTATAACAGCTACTGGTGGAACAATAAGTTGTTGTGGTAATTGTAAAATTCATACATTTACAGGACCTGGAACTTTTAGTGTTAGTGGTCTTGCTAGTTGTGCTGCGCAAAACATAGTTTCATATGCGGTAGTAGCAGGTGGTGGCAGTGGTGGAAATCAAATTGCTGGAGGTGGTGGTGCTGGAGGGTTTAGAGAAGTAAAAAATCCAGTTACTCCTTATACAGCTAGTCCAATAGATGGTTATCCAACTCCAGGAAATAGAATTACAGTAACAGCAACATCTTTTCCAATTACAGTTGGAGCTGGTGGTGCACAAATTACTCCTCCAGATGGAAGTGGTCCAGTTGGTAATGATGGTTCAGTTTCAACTTTTTCAACAATATCATCAGCAGGTGGTGGCGGTGGCGGTGGAAATGATTCTTCAAATGGTCGATCAGGAGGTTCAGGTGGTGGTGCAGGTCTAAGAGCACCTAGTTCAAGTCCTGGTGCAGGAAATACTCCACCAACTACTCCAGCTCAAGGTTTTGCTGGAGGAGCTGCTTACAATAGCCCTCCGTGTGGCGGTGGTGGCGGTGGCGGTGCAACAGCTGTAGGTCAAGCAGCTCAAGGTTCTCCTGGTGCTGGAGCTGGAGGAGCAGGAGCAACAACAAATATTACAGGAAGTCCAACCACTTACGCAGGTGGTGGTGGAGGTGGAGGAAGAACAGATCAAAGTGTTACTGGAGGAGCAGGTGGATCCGGCGGTGGTGGGGCAGGAGCTCCAGGTGGGTCAGGTAATCCAGATATTAGAACAGGCACCGATGGAACAACTAACACTGGTGGTGGCGGTGGTGGTGGCGGTTATAATTGTGGTGGGCCAAGTGGTAAAGGAATTTCAGGTGCTGGAGGATCTGGTATAGTAATAATAAGGTATAAATTTCAATAATTATGACAAGTAAAATTAAAGTAGATAATATAAATAAAGTTTCAGATGATTCAAACATCATCAATAAATG